TAAACCGGTACTAGCTAGCGTATGCGTAAGTAGTAGTTTATTATCTTTATCTATAGCGCTATAGGTATGACCCTCTATAGCTAGGGTATCTTTACTAGTAACTTTTACTAATTTCAATTTACCTCCTAAGTAACCCTCAAATTATATAACATTATTTTAAAAATAAAAGCTTATTTCGTAGTTTCTCGTAATTTTTTTATATATTTAACGCTTAGGCCTGTTACTGCTAGGCCTATATTCCAAATACGAGAGAACGTAAATTTGGCCTATGTTGAGAAAGAAAAAAGCCGGGTTTTTCTACGACCCGGCTCTTTTAGGCAGTGATTGTTACTTAGGCTGCATTTATCACTATTTTTTTAGTTTAACTAAAAACTATTTTTACTCCCAAGTTTGTTTTGGTTTATATTGCTCTAAAGCGTGCTGAATAACAGTAATAAACGAACTTAAAAACGCAACCCCTAAAAGTTGCACCATATCCGCGTCTATTATTCCGGTGCTATTAGCTAGGTATAAAGATATTGCACTTTGCAAACCTGTTCTAAAAGCTTTAGATAACATAAAGCCCCAATATTTTTTCCAATTAGAGGATTTTATATTCGCCATTATTACCTTTCTTTTTATCTAGCTTAGCATTTTTAAATTCCACTAACTTAGCGTAGGTATTAGCACCTACTATTCCGTCTTCTACTAACCCTGCTGTTTTTTGAAAAATTAAAACGGCTGCGTGCGTTAAACTACCAAAGTCGCCGTCTACTACTAAGGGTTTATTAAGTACCTTAGTTTCATTTATTAACTCTTGTAAATAGATAACCGAGTTACCTTTATCGCCTTTACGTAGTGGTTTAGACTTTAGGCCTAACTTTATATAATCCCGTTGATCAAAATTTTCTCGTATAATACCTTTACTTAATTCTTTAGGCGTTACAAAAACTTCAAAGTGCATAGGGTCTTTATAACTGTTATAGTTACCGCCCCACCTAAATACCGGTAAACCGTCTGCGGTTTTAATATTTAAAATTTTATTAATAGTGCTTTCTTTAAAATTAGTTTTAATACTACCGTCGCGCGTTACCGGGTTAAGTTGCCAATTAATATCTACGGCTAAACCATAAGCGTGGCAGCTATACCTATCGCTATTAGCTATTTTCCTAAAGTTATAACCGCCCGTAGTTTTACGTTGCGTTATATAATCGTCGTCTATTAAACACATATTTAATAATGTAAAGCAAGCTAAAACGTCTTTATTTACTTTAGCCCTACCCTCGCCATTAAAATTAATAATGGTTAAATCCTCTACATTACCTAAAGCGTGGCTCCAATGTTCCTCGTACCATTTACTACTTCCTCGTCTACTCATAATATTTCTATATCACTCCATTTTCTTAAATCTTTATTGCTATGTAAAACTAGCGTCGTTATACCGGGTAAACTTTTATCCCCGCCACCTTCTTCAAACCATTGGCTGCCGTCGTCAATAGTCGTGCAACCTAACATAAGCCTTTCGTTTTCTTTACTCCAATGGTGGTGGTAGTGGCCTACTAATAAAACATTAGTAGCGTAAAACCCTCCTTTACTTTGCTTACTAGCCATTTTATTAAACCAATTTTCTACCCGTGCGGCCGGTGTCGTTCCGCGTTTAGCTTGGTGGCCGTGCGCTAGCGTTAAAACGGTACCCGGTAAAACTTCAATACTATAAGCTAGGCTATTACTCGGTATAGTAAACTTAACGTGCTTTTTACTAGGATCAGCCGCCAAAACCTGCGCCACCTCATCAAATAACTCGCCGTCTTTATTGTCCCCGAAAGAAGTATAAGCTTTAGTACCTATACGTTTTTCACCGTGATTTCCTAAGGCGCATAACCCAAGTACCTCGTTAAAGTCGCTACTAAACCTATTAAACGCGTCTAATAACATTTTACGCGCTAAAGTTTTTTGCTGCCGTTCATCTAAAACGGTGGTAAAAGTTTGCATAGGGTAGTGGCCACTACACGACTCGACTAAATCCCCTAAACCCGCAATAATTAATTTATCTAAATCTTTGTGTTTACGTTTAAGGTGTTTTATTTGCACGGCAATATTATCTAGGCCTTTATAATATCTATCTAACATATTTTCCGTACCCTCTTTGCCGACTTGCCAATCGCTCATACATATAACGAAAGCTTTTTTATTTTTACTTTTATCTTGATCAACGGCTTTTTTACGTTTAGCGGCCGTTATAAGTTTATTTAATTCTTTATCTTGATATTTTAAATTCTTACGCGCGTATATATTAGCTTTAAAATAGTAAAAGTTTTGAATACCGTTTTCGCCCCAACCCTGCCACGTTCTAAAGTTAACCGGCTCGTCTTCTCTAACGTAAAAGTCTTTACTAGCCCCGTCGCCAAGCCAAAAGTCTATCCACTCGTTCCAATTAGGATTACCTTTAGGTATAGCGTTAGTAGTAATACTACCTTTACCGCCGTTCATTTCCACTCCCGGCACCCAATCTGGACTAGGTTTAGGCATTTTACCGTTAGTAGCCGGTATATCTTTACGGGTATTTATAAACTCATCGAAATTCATAATTCGCACCCGTTATCTTGCGCTATACGGCTAATAACTTTACGTAAAGTTTCCTTATGTACCATTTTATAATTTAAAACTTCTACGCAATATTCGGCTATAGTTTTATAACTATAAACACTTAAATTAGTTTCATTTTTTTTAATTAGCGCTTGCTTTAATAAATTAATTATGATTTCGGTTTCTTTTGGATATCTATTTTCGAATTTTCTTTTACTTTTATAATCTACTTTACTTAAAGCAAACTCGTCTAAAGACATATTTGTCATACGCAACCCTTTCGTTTAACTACTTAAACTAAGTATATCGGGTAATTAAGACATTAAAAGCGTTTAAAAATAAAAATTAAGGTAAATCGTCTTCTTCTAAATCTAGCCATTTATAAGCTTTATCAAAATAATTACGGTTAGACCAATCTTGATCGCTTATTCTTTTAATAAAAGTACTAATTTCTTTTAAAAAATAACCTAATAAAAAACCTACTATATAGTCCATAATTATATTTTATCGTGTTTTATTAACCACCAACTTAAATAGTTAATACCTATTATTACTCCTATTACTATAAAAAAGTCCATTATTTAACCTTTAATTTTATTTATTACTAAACCTAATATTAAAGTAATACTAGCCGTTTTAAAAGCAATAAATAAATGGCCGGGTGTTAAATCTATACCGCTAGTCATACCTAACAAGCAAGCTATAAATGGTTTAGACCAATCTTCAATAGTTTTTTTAGCGGTATCTAGCATTTAACTGCCGCCTAATTTAATTAAAACTTCAGTTAAGACGTTATTTAATTCTTTTTCGCGCATAGCTAGGTCTACCATATTTTGCTCTAATTTATCTATTTGAATTTGATAAACGGCTGCTAATTGCTGCAAGTCGTTTACGGTTTTAAAAAGCCAACCTACTAAGGCTGCTAAACCGCCTTGCAATATTTGAGATAAATTAACTTGCGCTTTCACTACATTAAAACGTTAACTAAAGTAGCTATAGATATACCGGCTAATATCCAACCGTATATTTCCGCTCTAGTAGGTCTAGTATTTATATCTTTTTGGAGTTCATCTAACTTATTAAAAATTTTCTCTATATCTAGCATTATTTTTGCCGTCATTTCTTTCTGGGTATAATTATTGTCGTTCATAATCTAAAAAAGATTTTAACAGTATACGGTATTCTTTTTTTGCTAGTGATATAGTACGGCCGTCGTAAATATCGTGGTGTAATTTACATAACATAGCAACGTTATTTATATCGTATTTACGTTTAGGGTTACCGCCCATACCTATACCGTGTATATGCGCCATTTCTAATTTTTGATCAAAATTATTGCATTTAGGCCACTCGCATTTATTACCGGCTCGGTCTAAAGCTATAGCCCGCATTTTTTGAAGTTCGGTCATATTATTCTATAAATTGACCGTACGGGTTATCTTTTTCTGTTCTGTAAGTTTTACCCGATATATGAAGTTTTTTTAATGCGTATTGTACTTGTTCGTATTCCTCTTTAGTGGCGTTAGGCTCTATATTTAATTTTAAATTGTAATCTTCTCTCTTATATAAAAAACAATGTATTAAAGGCGTACCCGCTTGTATTTGAAATTCATTTTTTAATATTTCGAAAGGAAACGCAATAGTACCCCATTTATCCGCCTCTACTATACCGGTTAAACAACGTATATCTTGCCTAAAATGGTAGAACGGATCTTGATACATAATATTATATCCCTCCGGTACTTTAAAAACGTATGGTAATTGTAATTTAAGAGTTCTATTATCTATAGTTCTTCCTATATCCATATAAATAGTTTGCTCTAGCGGGTGGTCGTCTATATGATAATCTATTTTATCTTCATAAGATTTTCTAATAGAAGTGTCCCATATTTGTTGATCTACTCCATTTTCATCTTTACTTGTTGTAAAAAACATATTTGACCACGCGGGTATAATAAACCCACTAGTTAAATAATCTTGAATAGCCGGGCAATTTTTAGCGGCCATTACTTTTTTTTCCGGATATCCGCTAAAATGTTTAAAAGTATCTAAGTGGTTTGATATTTTTTGTTTTTTATACCAACTAGGTAAAAATTTATTAGCTAATTGAGGTGGATATAACTTTAGTACTTCTTTATATTTATCTATTTTAGGTATTACTTTAATTTCCATATATTTATTATATCGGTATTTTTAAAACTATATTAAAAAATTAAAATTCTATCCAACCGGTAGTATTATCACTTTGGTATAAATCTTCGTCCCAATAATATAAATCTACATTTCCGGGGCAAGTTATAGGCGCTATCCATTTAGCGTTTTCTAAATCTAATACCCAACTCTCGTATGGTTTAGGTAGTATAAAAATGTCATTTTCTTCATCGTATATATATCCAATACCGGCATAATTTCCTCGATAAGCAGTACCACCTAATAAGTGTGAATTTTCAAAAGTGTTATAACTAGTTCGTAAACATTTTATAGCATTATCTCTTTTAGATAAATAATATTCCTCCCAACTAGTAAAGCCGTTAGGTAACGTATCTAAATCGTCTTCTTCTTTACCTACTATAACTTCTATTACGGTGTCTGTATTGTCTAAAAACGCATAATGAGCCAATATATTCTCCTAACTAAACACTATTGTATCTGTACCGGCGGTAAACGACACTATAGTATCGGTACCGTCTGTAGCCGTTGAGTAAGTTAAACCCGCTCCAACTGTTATAGAACGATCTGCGGTTACAAACCTAAGTCTTACTATACCCGACCCTCCGGCACCACCGCCACCGCCGGCACGACCGCCACCGCCACCGCCACCGGTGTTTACTGTACCTGCGTTAGCGTCTACGCCGTTTTGGTTTGATCCACCATTACCGCCACCCTCGTTACCCGAGTTATTTGGTACGGAGTTATTACCTGCACCACCGGCACCACCGCCGGCTAGTCCTACTCCTGATCCTGTAATATTTGAAGTTCGCCCGGCACCTGCGTTACCGCCCGAAGTTAAACCTGAATTATCCCCTGCACCACCATTACCGGCAGCACCGCCACCGCCACCGGCGGCCGCTACGCCCGATCCTACTGCGCCACCTTGACCACCTTTGTTTCCCTGTAATTCGTATTGTGTTCCACCACCGGGGTTATTAAAACCTGCACCACCACCGCCGGAGCTGCCCCCGTCTGCACCGGTAGACGCATTATTTCCAAGTGAAGTACCACCATTACCGCCACCTTTTGAAGTTATAGTAGAAAAAACGCTATCACTACCAATTGCACCCGCACTACCACCGGCGCCAACTGTTACTGTATATTCAGTACCTACAACAATATCTACATTTACTTCAGTATCATTGCCTTCGCCACCATTACGATCGCCCGAGTAATTTGTGCGGAAACCACCACCACCGGCACCGCCACCGTAGTTATTTCCACCACCGCCACCGCCACCTACAACGAGGTAACTAGGTTGGAAAGAAACTGCCGCCGCGCTTGGTGTAGTAGCGCTTACACTTTTAAATTTACCGCCCTCAAACCCACCGTTAGATACTTTAACGATAGACATTTAACTAATCTCGCTACCAAATAGGCTAAAAGATACGTTAGCGTCGCTTGCTCCAACACTTATAACGTCGGTTGCGTCTATAGTTATACCTAAAGTTAACGTAATAGTGTCGTTTGAGGTAATCGTAGTATCGTACGCTAAATAATGTTCGTTAGCTAGAGTTGCACCGTCGGGTTTTACTGCAATCCTAAACGTATTATCTGCACCCTCACGGTTAGCCACTACAATAGTACTTATTATAGTTTCTGTACTAGCCGGTACGGTATATAAGGTTACATCGTTAGCGCTTGCGTCCCCTGTTTGTCCTAAAACTTTATAAGCTACCGCCATAATTTACTCCTTTCTTTTATGCTCCTATTAATAAAAATTCACTAAAAGCGGCTCCGGTTGTTGCTAAATTAGCTATATCTTGTGCCGTTGTTTTTTTAATATTATTACTATCGTCTATATCGCCTATTAATAATTCATCTCCTCCGGCAACTGTTGCGGAAGTTGACCCGTTTATATCTACGTTTAAGGTAACTGCTCCACTTGTACCACCTCCGGAAAGTCCGTCGCCGGCGGTAACTCCGGTAATATCGCCCTCGCCAATAAAATTCGTCCAACCGGAGTTATAAAATTGTAAAGTACTTGATCCTGTTAAAAATACGAATTGACCGTCTTCTGGACTAGTAATAGCTGCGTCGCGTGCCGTAGCGTCCGCAAATACGCAAATACTTTGTTCCATTAAATAATTATTTACATCGCTTGCGGTAAGAACTTCACCGGTTGCAAAAGTTTTAAATCCACTAGGCATAGTTTTATATTATCCCTAATAAATCTTGATCAACGCAATATGACATTAATACCCCAA